CCAGCGGGGTAGAACGTCCCGCCGATAAGCGCGCACTCTTGGTGTTTGAGCCCGACCAGAGGATAGAGGTGCATGCGGCCTCAGGTCTGGGCGAACGTGCCGGTGAGGTTGAACGCCGGGGCTTCGCAGCCGATTTGCCAGCGCGACACGAGACGGACCTCGTACTGGTCGGCCGATGCAGAGCGGACAATCTGGAGTCCGTCCGTGTCGATGACCTTGGGCGCGCCGCCGTTCGACTTCACAACCCAGGTGTCGGGCTGGAGGATGTGGAACGTGCCGCGACCGACGCGGGGCGAGGCGACGATCGGAAGGTCGCCGTTCGGCCCATGGAACTTCAGGGACGCGAAGGAGAAGATGCCTTCCTTGTCCTTGACCGGGTCGTAGTGGGCCTTGCTCTGAAGCGAGAGAGCGATATCCGGGAATTGCTCCGTGTTGACCACGCAGACAGCGCCCTTCTTTCCACCTTCGCGGGTACGGCGAGCTTCGGCCTTTACGAGAGTCTCCTCGTACGAACCGGTACCGGTGAAGCGGCAACCCGCGAGGCGGGTCGTGTCCACCGAGCGGTCGACGCCGAAGAAGGAGTCGCCCGAGCTCGGAGCCGTCGCCGGAATCCAAGCCTTGACGCCCTTCGCCACGGCCTTGAAGTCGCCGGAACGGAAAAGGTAGTCGTTCGCGGCGAGCGACGTGATCGACGCCGTCCAGTTGCCGGAGATGGTCAGCGTGCCCGCGTCACGGTCAACGGCCGTGATGGTCGCCGTACCGCTGCGTGCTGCGTGCGCCGAGAGCGAGCCGTCGCCGTCCGCGCCCGTGACGACCATGCCGACTTCGAAGTTCACGACACTCGTGATGTCCGAGAGCGTGACCGTCGGCGTACCCTGACCCGAAGCGACCTTGCCGCGAGCTCCACCGCCCGCGCCCCAGAACGCGATTTCGAGGGACGATTTCGCCATTCGCATGGCACCGTCCATCACGCGCTTCATCGAGTCGTAGATGGTGTTCTCGTCGCCCTTGCCCGCGTCGATGGCTTCGCCGGTGATGGTCGCGACGTGGTAATCGTTCACCCGCGTAAGCAGGAATCCGATATCCAAGTTCGAGCTGGCGTTGGATTGCGCCGTCGCGAACACGGACGAACCGCCCTGCGGGTCTCCGTATCCGAGGCTGATTCGAGCGTCATTGCCGCCGAAGTTTCGATCCTTGCGAGCGAATGCCAATCCGACGTCGTCGGAATAGGCCATAAACTCGAGCATCTTCTGGTCGTACTTGGTCTTAAAAAGCTTATTGAGCGTGGTCAGCGTCGATGCGCCAGCAGCCATGTCCGTAACTCCGAGTGAGCGGTGGTGGCGCTCGCTCGGTCAGACCGTCAGCGTGCGCCGTTGGCCCTCGCTGCTCGAATCTCTGCGGCCCATTCTTCGCGCTCTTCCTCCTCGGATTTGACCCGTGGCGGAGTCGCAATGGTGCCCGCAAGCTTCGACGTCAGTTTGGGCGTTCCCGGCGCTGAATCTCGGCGGCCGTCACCTGCTGCGGAACTCGGAACTACCGGGTTCGATTCGTAGAACCCTCGGAGCTTATCGTATTCGACTCTTAGATAATATTCAAGTCCGTCCGCGATGATTTCGGCAGTCGGCTCATTGCCAGTCGCGTTGATGTACTGGCGCGCTAGGTCAATGACGCGCGTATCCCGTTCACGCGGGTCCATGTTGGCAATACCAACGTATTTATCCTTCGCCGATTCGACGCGCTGGGCGATGGATTGCTGAAACGCGGACACGACGTGGTGCCGCTGCGTCTCTTCGCGGTGGCGTTGCAGCTCCGCTTCGCGCTGGGCGTCGCGTGCTTCGATGGCGGCGAGCTTCCGTTCGTACGCGGCAAGCTTCGCTTCGGGCGTGCCCTGGCTGAGCACGCGATCGTTCAGGCCGAAGATGGTCTTTTCCGGATCGATGCCGACCTCGCGCATGGCGGCGATCGGGTCTTCCGATTCGAAGATGCGCGCCATCCGTTCGCCGCGCTCCTGAATCTTGCGAGCCTCGGCCATGATGCGGTCGGCTTCGGCGCGGGTCGCCTTCGCTTCTTCCAGCGACCGAAGCGCCTTGGTCCGCTCCCGTGCCGCGATGGCGAGTGCGCGGGACCGGCGTTGCTCGGCCGGGTCCGGAGTCGGTTCGGGCTCAGCAGGCTCTGCGGCGACTGATTCAGCCTCCGAGTCGTCGGCGCCTGTATCGGGGGGCGTGACAGGCTCAGGCTCGGGGGCTGATTCAGGCGTGGCAGTCTCGGTGCTCAGGTCTTCGCTCATGCGGCCATAGCCTCAGGGGGCGGCATCGGTGCCGCGTCAGGGGGCGGCGGTGCCGGTTGCGGCATCCACTGCTGAAGAATCGACGCGTACCGACGCGCCAAATCCAGGTTCTCTTCGGGGCATCCACGGCCCGCGGCGCGCACGATGCTGAGGTTCACGAGCCGGTACGACTCTTCGAGATTCATCTCCGGCACCGGGTCGCGCGTCTCGCCGTCATCGAGCATCGATTCGATGTGCCCCGATGCGAGGTCGAACGACGCGCTATCCAAGCTCGCCGCGTCTTCGAGGTCGGGGAAGTCCAGGAGCCGCTTGCACTGATCGGCGCCGATGAGCTGCATGGAGAACAGGTCCTGAACCTGCTGCATCTTCGCAGCCGGAGTCTTCGCGAGCGCGCTCGTCGGAAAGACCTGCATCGTGTAATCGGTCTCGGCGAGGTCGACGTCGCGGAACTTCAGCTCCCGGAGCATCCCGGACTTCTTCGCCTTCGTCGCGAACGCCGGATTCTTCTCGGCAAGGTCGCGCGCCAGGTCAATCATCTGGCGAGCAATCTCCATGTGGAAATCCTCCCAGCACCGGCCAAAGACGATGAACCGCTCGGACTCGATGTCGTCGTAGACCTGAAGCGCCTTGCCGCTATTCAGTCCGGCCGGTTTCTGGCTCGACGCGCTCATCTGCGACACGCCGCAGACCTCGGACGCGTACCGCTTCAGCATCTCGAGATACTGGTACGCGTCGGGATGGATCGGCTGCGGGACGATCGGTATCGGCGCCGAGCCGTTCCCGGTCCATACCGTTCCGTGCCCGTTGTCCAACATCTTCGGCTCGATGCTGCCGGCCTGAACGAACCAGTGCGCGCCGCCCATCATCTCGTGCGCCTTCTGAATGCGCATCGCGGTGAAGTTGATCTCGTACTGAATGCCCGTGAGCATCTCGCCCAGACCGATGCCGAAGTATCCGGCAGGGGGCGGCATCATCGTCAGCTTCGGAAACGGGAAGTAATCGCGCGTCCACTCCGATTCGTGCAGCGTCGCGTTCGAGATGCAGAGTACGTACTTGCCGTCCGTCGCCGTCGCGGAGCTGCGGAGGTGCCACGCCGCTCGGACCGCGACCATGTCGTGCGAGTAATCCGCACCGAACCGTCGCCACGTGTCCGCGAACGACATGATTTTGTCCCGGTGCTCGGGGAATTGCTCGGCAAGCACCGTCCGGTCGATGTACCGCGTGCGGTAGATGCACCGAGGCTCGCCCGATGCGGCGTCGACGTCGTCTACGCTGATTTCCCAGGGGTGGACCGTCTCGAGATGGATCGTCTCGCCGTCTTCGTACGGGTACACAAACCCGGTCCCGTGCACGACCGCATCGAGTGCCGTGCCCGTCGTGCGGCTGAACACCTTGCACTGGTCGAACATGCCCTCGACAAACGTGCCGAGCGCCTTCGCCTTCTTCTGCGCGCTCCAGTCCCCGCCCGTCGTGAGGAACATCGGGAGCGGGCGCGACTTCGTGACCTTCGCTGTGAGCGTATCGCTCAGGTTCTTCACGACGTTGAACGTGATGTCCGAAGGCGTGTACCGCCCGCCCGCCGTGCTCGCGTACGAGTCGATCGACAGCCCGTCAATCTCCGCTCCGGCGTAGAGTCGGGCGTAGTGCAGGAACGCGTCGGACCGGTACGATTGCCGCGACTCGATGCGCTCGACCACGCCCTGAATTGCATTGTGCGGCTCCGTGCTGAGCCACCATCGCAGGTCGACCGTCATCGAATCGGCCCGTACATCACACGTCGCTGCGCGGCGGCGATGTCTTCCGGTGCCGGGTGCTGGGGCGCCACGGGCTGCGGCGCACCGAGATGAATCGTAACCGTGTCGTCTTCGTAGTGCGTCACCCCCGCGTCGCGGAGAATGGCAATCAGCGTGCGGAGACGGTCAGGGTCCACGCCCTGACATTACGGGCTACTTGGCAGTCACGAATCGCTTTTCGAGTGCACGAATCCCATGTTTTATAGCAACGTAGGCAACTGTGCTACGTTTGCAATCGAACACGCCTAGTTCGGATAGCGCGTCGAGCTTGGCAATCAAGTCCGGCGGTAGCCAGAGACAGACCCGTTTACTCACCGCTTCATCCACCATGGCTTTTGTCCCTCTCCGGCCAATCGCCGGTCGTCTTCTTCTTCCATCCGGCGCGCCCACGCGTCCGGGTCCTGCGACGGTGCCGCGACGGTCGTCTGTCCGCCCGCGTGGTGAACGGCCAGGACCCAGGCCGAGACGATGTCGCCGTGTCCGCCGGTCTTCCACCGGGGCAGGACGATCGACAGCCCGCCGCCGGACTGCGGACGTGCGACGGTCTCGCGCATCTGCCGGAGAAACCTCGGCTCGTTCGGGAGCACGCACCGGCCTTCGTGTAGCAATTCACGGGCACGAACGAACGCGTCCGCGGGCGTGGTCGGCGCGTCGACGAATCCGAGACCGGCCGTGGCAAGGTGCTCGGCGATGGCTTCGCGGTAGTGTCCGTCAGCGACGACGTACGATGCGCGCTGCTTCCGGACGATGCCGGCGAATTCCGCTACCGTCTCACTGGGGCGGAGCGGTAGTCCCTCAGCGGGTCGGCGCTCGTGCATCTCCGCGACCCTGAACCGCGAGGCGGGGTCCGATACCGGTCCGGTCCGGTGCACGCCGACGAGCGCACTCGAGTCGCGACGGAACCCGAAGTCGGCGCCGAACGTGACCATGACGCCGGGGGCGGCGAGGGTGCCGAGCTCGTACTCAGCGGTGGCCCGCTCGATGGCGACCGGGTCGAAGAACGCACCGGCGGCGGCGCCCATGAACTGCGCGTCGTACTCCCGGGCGTAATTCTCCGGGTCCCGGACCTTCTCGCGCCCGAGCATCTCCGCGATGGTCGCGTCTCCTTCGCGCATGAGACTGGTCGGAGCGAGCGCGGAGATGGCCGTGACCGGGTGCCCGAAGTTCTCCCTGTGCATGTCGTAGAGCAGGCCCGAGGACAGCCACGGCGTAGACAGGAGCAGCACCTGACCGCCCGGCAAGACGCGGGGCGCGACGGCGCGGAACAGTTCGGCATCGTTCACGCTCGCGGTCTCATCCCGGAAGAACGCACACTCGTCCAGCAGCGCATCGGTCAGGGCACGGCCACGGAGCGCACCGCCACCGCGCGTGGCCGGCAGGATGACAATCTCGATGCGGTGCCCGTCCGGTCGTCGCAGCCGAATGCGGTCCTGCGTCGGCTCGCCCACGAGGCAGGACCGGAGCGCGGCATCGAGCTGGATGGCGCCGACGATGTACCGGAGCACTTCCTTGCCGAGTTCGAGCCGGGGCGTGACGATGGGCGCCATCGCTTCCTGACCCGGAGCGAGGCTGGACAGGTCCCGAGTCAGGGCGCCCCAGAGCAGGCGAAGCGCGCCGAAGACGTAGCTTTTCCCGGACCGAGCGCCGCACACGCCGACGACGACGGACCGACACGATGCCGGGATGGTCTGCACCGGACCGAAGACCTCGCCGGCTCGGGGGACGTCCTTCGGTTCCTCGCCGTCGAACGCAACGCGGGCCAGCGCCCGTTGCGGCGCGGTCAGGGTGACGCCGAGGCGCTCCGCAAAGTCGACGTACCGGACCGGGGCCGGGGGCGGTGCGAACGCGGCGAGGGTGGCGAAGTCGAGGGTCAGGCCAGTCTCCGCGCCCGATTCCGCCACCACACCGCGCAGAGCCCGCACTCGGGGTCGTCGTCTTCGCGCATGCGCTCTTTGCGGCGGCTCGAGTTATGCCCGCACACCGCGGCGGTCTGGGTGCCGTACTCGACCGGTGTGTCGAAGTAATGCGCCTTGCCGTCCGTGAAGATCCAACGGCCCTGCGGCGTGCGGCGGATGACTTGGTAAATCATTCGTCACCGTCCCAGAGCCGGCGAAGGAGCGCGACGTCTTCGCTCGTGCCCAGCGGGTCGCGGCCCGATTCCAGCCGGCGAAGGCGTACGACCGAGATGCCCAAGCGGCGGGCCGCGTACGGAACGGACCAGCGACGGGCCCGGCGAGCCACGGACACGGCCGAACCGATGGTCACGACCGCACGGCGCGACACGCTTTCGAAGACGATACCGCGCACACCTTGGTCGGGAAGCGATTCCGGTACCGGGATGAACGCGGTGCGCTCGGGCATCATCTGCCCCGGAGGGAGCCACGCGCTGAGACCGCGGCGCGTTGAGCTCATCGCTTCTTCCCCTTGCCCGGCGCGGGCGCATTCGGGGACACGGATTGGTCCCCAACCTTCTGCGCGGCAGAATCGGGTACATCGGCCGTCCCCCTATTCACCGGTTCAGTCACGTCTATTCGCGCGGGGTCTGGCGCCGTATTGTAGCTGACCCCACCCATGTACGTGGGCACGGCCGTCTCCGTCCACCACGCCACGTTGTGCCACGGCACACACGTGTCAATGGCCGACAATGGCACGATTAGGCGCATGCCACGGTCCGTCGCCACTGCCGCACCCTGCCACGTCGTAATCGGCCGGCCGACCAGCCCGGACAGGAACACGGGCGTCGTGAATCCAATCTCTTTTATCATAACAGTTTCCACTCCTTAGGCGCCCACTGCGCGGCCGGCATCTCGTGCGTGTATCCGACCGCCTCAGGACTCACAGCCTGAATCAGCTCCGTCGCGAGACCGAGCCGTCGCGCGCCGTGCCGCACATAAACGTAGTGAATTCGGTCCGGTTCGCCGCACGCCCAGCCCAGCGCCACCCCCGGTTCGTTCAGGTGCTCGGCCACGACCGTGTTCCGGTCGCTAATCAGCCCGTCGACGTGCTGCCACAGCAGGTGCCATAGCAGCCTCTCAGACGCGCCTTTGACCCGCCAGGCTCCCAGATACGAGCGGACCCAGTCCGACGTCACCATGACCCGTTCCCGGGGCAGCATTGGGCGGATGAGGCTCATTCGACGATACCGAGCTTCCCGTTCACGTGCGCGAGGCACCGCAGGATGTAGGCGCGTTGCTCCGGCAACGTCATCGATGCGACCGGGGACGCGGCCGCCGTCGTGCCGACCGGGTCCTTATCGAATCCGGCGTGGGCCAGAATCGTAATCGCCGCCTTGATGCGCTGGTCGGTCCGCTCTTCGTCGTCGCGGATGACTCCCACGAGATAGTCCACGGCGAGCAGCGACGCGCCACGGAGCGCGGCCTTCGCTTCCTGATACGCCGCGTCCCGGACTGCACTTATCTGGCCCGCGAAGACCTGGTCGTCGTGCCGCCAGTTGTAGAACGTCGTCCGGGACACACCGAGCTTGGCCGCGATGGTCCCGATAGACTCCCCGTTCGCGAACAATTCCAGCGCTTTGGACTTCAGCGCATCGGTGTCGCCGGGTTTTGCCCCAAGTATGGCCACCACTTAGTGACAAAGTGTCACGGGCGGTGACAAGTTGTCAAACACGTTGTGGGGGCGGGTCCCAGAAACGGTGGTGTTCGGCGGCGTCCAGGACGAACGCGATGGTGTCACGCGTGACACGCCATGATTCGATAGTTCTGCGACACAAACCCGCTCGCGATGAACGTGCGCCGGTTCGTCTTAGTCGCGAGCCAGTAGCACTTCTCCATCTCGTCCTCAGTAGGGTCCAGCCCCTTCACCTCAAACCATGCGTCCAGGTCTGGCAGGAAGAAGTCAGGCACGTATCGCCCCACTTCGGGCAAGTCGAACCCCTCCGGCTCGTATAACCACTTGATATTCAATGAATTGAATACCATTGCCCATCGCGCTTCCGTACGACTACGGAACTTCACGCCCTGATATTCAGTCTCGATTGGGGTCATATGCCTATTACTCCTGGGGTGGGTCGGGTGGCTGGGGGGGGTCGTCCGTAGTAGGTGCGCCCAAACAATCAGAATAACGAACTGCCATCTTGCCCGCGAAGCACTACAGCTGACCCACCCGAGGCACCCGACCCACCCGCTTTGAGAATGCTCCATCGGGGACTGCCGTGGGTCACGCCTACCTGTTCGATGCGTCGTCCTGCGATGACCCGCTTCTTTGCCTGGCGTAGTGTGTCCCCGAGTTTGCGCGGGCTCGGTGGCTTGCCGTTGAACATCGGAGCGAAGTGTTCGATGGCCTCCCGGAGATCGTCGTACCCATCCGGAGCGCCACCCTGGGGTGCGTAGAGCGTCGCAAGGATGGCTTTCACGCTCATGCCGTCATGAGGTAGGAGCTTCTCCAGTCCGACGACGAGACCGACTAGAGCGGCCTTGCCTAGGTCCGCATCGGCAAGTTCGGCCCGGGTCGTCTGCGGGTCGGGTAGGTCCAGCCACGTCACGCAGTTGGCGACGACACGCGTCCAGGACTCGAAGCTACCCCATGGCTTGCATCCGACCTTGGGCGCCCCGGCGACGTAGAAGGCGCGGAGGATGGTCAGGACGTCACGGACCAGGGCGGGTCTGTTCTTCTTCACGTACTCAAGAAGGTTCCGATGTTTGAAGTCCTCCCGGTCCTCGGGGTTCTCCAGTGGACTCTCGAGACGGATATGGAGCGCCCTGCGTGCCGTGTCCGCCTCGAATTGCAGGTTGTTCCCGGTGACGGACCAGACCATATCGTTCGCAATCTCGACGGACTGCGTCCGGCCCAGCACGCGGTCCTTCCAGACACTTGATGTCAGCGCCGCATCGAGGCTCGGGTAGTTCAGGGTCGAAGCGATGTTGTCCAGGCACGCGAGCCGCTCGCCTTCGGACAGGAGCGTCGTGATGGCTTTCCGGAGCTCTTCGTCCTTCTCCGGGCACGGCGTGATGGCGACCTCGCGCCCGGTCGCGATGATGCTCGTGGCGCTTACCAGCTTGCCCTTGCCCGTGCCACGGGTCGTGGCGTCCACGGCCATCAATGGCACGCATCCGCGGATGGCGGGACGGGCGAAGAGCGTGAGCAGGAACGCGAGCCACGCGGACCGGTGCGCTTCGGTCGCGAACGGGAAGTCAACGACGACATCAAAGAGTCGGGCCGCAGCGGTCACGGCGTCGTTCTTGGTCGGCTGGTCCGGGACCGTGGGGAACTCGGCGTTGGGGATAAACATGTAGCCCGATGCCGCATCGTGCCCGCCGCCTCCCTGAAGTACGGTCCCGTCCGGCCTGAGGCACGGAGCTTCGACGACGCCGGTCAGGGTCCGGACGCCGGGCCAGATACCTCGGTCCATGACCGCTGCAACGACGTCCGTGGGCGGCTTGCACCGGGCCCAGTCTTTGGTCCGGCCGTCGTAGCGCTCCCAGGTCGCGACCTTGGTCAGGACCTCCATGAGCGTTGCGGCGCTGACGGGGCGGATGCTCGGGCTACCTGGGGCGCGCGCCGTGTTCTCGGTTCGGACGACCCGGACCAGTTGCCCGCCCCGTTGGAAGATATCGACGTTCGCTCCGATGGCTTGGACGGCTTCGCTCACGGTCGTGTGTAGCTCGGTGCCGATGCGGATGGTGGGGCGACTCGGGTGCGCCTGCTTGGCTTGCTCTACGGCCTGCTGAGGGAGCGCCGCGAGGACATCGGAATACGTCCGATCGATGCAGTGGCTATGGCTGCAATTGAACCCGCCCATGGTCTTGCCTGGCATGGCCGGGAAGATGACGGTGCTGGAATCCTTCCCGTCCCCGCGGCCGTCGCTGTGCTCGTGTGCCCACGGACAGGTGACGGCCCGTTTGCCGCCCGGGAGCGCGGCGCCGAGCATGCCCGCGGCACGGAACGCCGCGCCTAGTACCGTGTCGGCGGCGTCACCGCTACCGGTTGGGGCCGCGACGAGACGGGTCACGGTCTCGCGTGGGGGCAGTGAATCGACGTTGAATGGCTCGCCGTCGATGTGCTCGTGTACGAATTCGCCCTCTTTCGGATTGCCCGGCACGTACCAGAACCGGGACGGGTCGCTGCATGCAGACGGGTCGAGCGTGATGCCCTCGGCGCTGAAGCACTCGCGCATCATCTCCCAGACTTGCGCGAATGTTTCCTTGTCGATCGGTCGGCTTAGCGGGATGACGAAGCGCCATTTCGGTGCAGCCGGTGTCGCGCTGGACGTCGAGTGAATGAACGCGCGCCACGGCTTCAGAGCGGCCCGCAGCCGGTCGATGCTGATGCCACCCTTGTCGACGTCGCCCACGAACGCGAAAACGCGCTGAACGTTCTCTTGCAGGCGCCTGTCGTTGATGAACGTGACGGGGCTCCACCCGGGCAGCTCGTTTTTGTTCCCGGGCTGGGGCCTGGACAGAGCTTCGGCAAGCTCGGGCCAAGACATTTCTTTGCTCGTGCCCTGCGGCAAGTCGTGGCCTCTGAACTGCGTGACGTTCATTCGCATGCTCCCTGCTCCGCCCTTGCTAGTGCTTCGAGTGCTTCGTCTACGCTGCGTACGACGGCGACGAATACGCCCCACTTCCGCGCCGCTTCGTGCCATCTCCGTTGGTCGTCAGAGACGCGACCGTTCGGTGACTTCACTTCGAATCCGACCGCTCTCCCGGACCGGAGAACCCCGACCAAATCAGGCGAGCCACGGTTCAATCCAAACGTGACGAAGCGGCCGTCTTCGGTGCGCACCGACCCAACATTGTTTCGGGTGACGCGCACACGCATCGTCCGATTGAGGGCGATTCGGATCGCGCGCTGGATGCGAGTCTCGGAGTTCATGACGCCCTCCGTATTTCGTCCGGCGTCGCGGCCCGCAAATATACACCCTTGAACTTGAACAGCGCGCTCTGCCACTTGTGGCCACGGGCACGCGCCTCGCTGATCCACTTCCGGAGGCGCTGCACTTTCATCTCGTCGTCGTCGCCCTTGAGCGCGTCGCGCGCGTAAACCCTTAAAGGGACGTCAACGACACGTGGAAACGCGCGCTCGTTCGTCGCACCACATTCCATGCACTCGGCCGCCTCGCCCTTGAGCGCTCCGCAGATTGCGCAAAAGGATTCGCCGTCGCTCGGTTCGGCGATGCGGATGCCCTTGCCTTCGAGCGAATAGACACGGTCCCGCGTCGGGTGCCCGTGGGCGATCGAAGACCCGCGCAGGTCGATGACGAGTGCTCGGGTCTTACCCTTCGCGAGACGCAACGCGCGACCAACGGCTTGCAGATAGGACCCCGCCGTTCCGAACCCGCGCGCGAGAATGACCGCGTCGACTTCCGGAATGTCTACGCCTTCGCCAAGGAGCGCGCAGTTCGTGAGCACGCGAGTCGTTCCCGCTCGGAAGCGGTCGAGAATCTCGGCGCGGTCCTTCGATTCGCCGTGGATGCACTCGGCTGCGATACCGGCGTTTCGGAATTGCTCCGCGTGTTCTTCGGCAACGTCGACGGACTGCGAGAAGACGATGCACCGTTCACCGGGGCAGTACGCGAGATAAGCCGCCCAGGGATGCTGGGCGAGCTCACCGGGTCGGAGCTGGCGTTCCGGGGCGATGACTTCGCACGGGACGAGGAACCCTTGCTCCGTAGCTTCTCGCGCCGAGATGATCGGAATGATGACGTCGTACATCGTTCCGAGTCCGGTGCCGTCGCCCCGTTCGGGTGTTGCAGTTGCTCCGATGTGCAGCGCGCGAGGATTCGCAACGCGCCGCCACGAATCGGACGGGGCATGGTGGCATTCGTCGAATGCTTGGATCGTCGGGTTGCCGAGCACGCGGCGGATCGCAGCTTGGTACGTCATGACGTTTGCGCGCGGGCACCTCGCGCGGGACTGGTCGAGGATCTCCGCGCGCGGGACGAACCATTCAACCGAGCCGCCCCGGTCGATGCACGTGTCTGCGATGGCAGCGAGAATGGAAGTCTTGCCGCAGCCGGTGACGCCGACGAGAAGAATGCGCCGATGCCCGGCCTGGACCGCGGCACGGGCGGAGTCGATTGCGGCTTGCTGGTACGGCCTCAACATTTTGCCCCAAACATCGGCACTTGCCCGGCCTGCGACGCTTGCAGGGTCGACCCGTTCCGCTCCGCTTCGAGTCGTTCGTTCGCAATCGCGACGTACTTCTCTTGCTGCTCCGCGCCGGCGAACTTGCGACCGAGACGGAGCGCGGCGACTCCGGTTGTGCCCGAACCGGCGAAGGGATCGATGATGAGCTCGCCGGGTTCGGAGAAGAGCGAGACGAGTTCGAGCATGAGCGAAAGCGGCTTTTGCGTGGTGTGGACGCGGTTCGTCCGTTCCGCGAGATGTGTGTACAGGCCCGCTTTCCCGCCTCCGTTCCAGCGTTTCCGTCCCTTGCGGTGCGCGATGACGATGGCCTCGAATCCGATACCGGGCCGGTCACCCGTGAACTGCGGAGCGCCCTGTCCCTTTACCCAAGCTGCGACGCGAACGGGCTCGAGTCCTGCGGACGAAAGCGCGCCGCGCCACAAGTGATTGGACTCGACGTCGCAGAACACGAGCACCCATCGTTTCGCGAGCCGTTCGCACTGGTCCGCGACCGCTTCCATCTGGTCCTGCGTGATGGCGTTGAAGCCGAAGTCCACGGCCTGGTCCGGACCGCTCCGGCTCTTGGAGTGAACGGTCTCGGAATACGGCGGATCCGTGATGATGACGTCGACGGACCGGTCCGCGAGCGTGGCCATCCAGGTGAGGCAATCTCCATGGTGAATCACGCACACCTCAACTTCGCATCGGGCGCGGCCGGGGCCATCCCATGCTCTGCATTCAGCCGGCGCTGATACCGGTCCACGGCGACCTTGATGGTCGAGTGGTCGACGTCGAAGAGCCGCCCGAGTTCTTTCCAGCCGATGCCGAGCGTCCATTTCGTGACGGCCCATGTCCGGTGCCGTGGCCGCACGTGCTCGGGCCGTCGCGACTCGCCCAGGAGCGCGTCGATGTCGATACCGGCACGTGCGGCTTCTTCTTTTGCGATGGCGATTGCGACCATGCGCGGGGTCATCGTCGATTCCCTCCCATCACCGCGACGATGACGACGGCAAGGATGGCGTAGAGACCGGCGGTGCAGAGGGCGAGGGTCATGGGCGAAGCATTGCTCGGAGGCGTGAAATCTCCATCGTGTGCCTCTCGATGGCCGCATTGATGAGCGCCGTTATTTCGGCGATTCCGACTGCGCTATTCGTCGCCGGTACTTCTTTGCTGGCCCACTCCGGGACGGCCGCGCGCAGGGGCGACACGTGCGCCAACGCACGATTGAAGACGGAGCTTTTTCCGCCAGGGCTCAGACCCGCGAAGAGCTCGCGCGGGACATCTCCCCGTGACGGCTCTCTCCCGTGCTCGGACATGAATGCTCGAATGAATTCCTGCAAATGTTTGCTGCGTACTAACGAATGCGTGCGTGCCATTTTGGTCTACCTTCCTTGGGTAATGATTCGAATCGCCGCGTAAACGCAGCCGTCCAGGAGCTCATTAGCGAGCTCTTCGTTCCAGTCCCGCTTATCCCCGGCGAGACGGAGCTCGCCGTACGTGCGCCGGCCCATCGCGATGCGGTCCACGATGCGGCGGATGACGAGCAGCTCATCCCCGCTCAGGTCATCGAGCGTGTCGGCAATCTCGTCGCGTACGGCTTGGTCCGTGTTCAGTTCGGCGGCGCGTTGGGGCGGGAAGAGCCATTCGAGGATGTTCACGGGACCGCCACGAATGCGTCAAGCGTCGCGCGCCACGCCAGTAACCGGACCGTCTCTGTCCGTGGCGCTCCCGGAGTACCTAGTCCCGAATGTTCCGCTACCAAAGTCGCCCCTGACTCGGGCGGCTTCGGACATCCAAGCGCGCTGTCAAGGTCCGGGAACGGGCCCTGTAGCGTCTTCCCCTTCCGGTCACGAAGGTAGTATCGCGTCCGGACACTCATCGAACCCACCACGCGCACGGGATGCTCAGGTACCGTTCCAGCGCGACAGCGTACGCGAGACCCGGCGTTCTGTGCCCCGAGATCCAATGCGAAAGCATCGATTGTGGGATGCCCAATTGCAGGGCTAGGGCGGCTTTTGCGCCGCGTTCGTTCGTCTTTTTTCGGAGCTGCGATGCTCCCCTCGAGATGGCCATGACGCCACGGTGTGGCATATCGGCTCACGTGTCTAGGGAAAAGATTGTTTCGCAACGGTTGCGCTAAGTTATGTCCCGTTGACAAGTTTTCTGTAGACACACGCTCCGCCGCACCGTACGACTCTCTTACCCGCTGCCCCTGTCCCTGACGCAGGCACTGACGCAGGCACTGACGCAGACGGGTGGAGGATGCCATGCGATACGAGCCGGAAGAGTCGACGGATCTGGAAGAAGTCGAATCGGCGCTGGAAGAAGCGGAGACCGCGCTGCGTGCGCTGGACGAGCTCTCCTGCCATCCCGGCATGGAGCGGACACGGTCCGCGACGGTCGATCGTATCGGCGATGCGCTGACCGCGCTCCGTGCTGCGATTGCGGAACTTGCGGAGCGGAAACGCGACCTCGACGGCACGACCGCTGCGGAGTCGAAGGCGGACCGGGACTATGATGAGATGCGGGAGTGGCGATGATGTTCCGCCCACTCGTAGACCAGGCTCGGACGAACGACCGCGGCACGAAACGGCCCGGACCGCTGACGCAGGCGGCGCGGCTTCTGGACCGGTACGGCGCCGCTGCGGTGCTGTTCGCGGAGGATTCACGGACGTTGACGGTGCTGCGCGCACTGGAGGAGGAGGCTGATTATGTCCGATGACTATAGGTCGATGTTCGGAGCGAAGTATCTCGGCGCGTGGGACCTCGCGGAGAAAGACGTCACGATGACGATCGCCAAGGTCCAGGGCGAAGAACTGACGAACAAGGGCGGCAAGGATAAGCGCCCGGTCGTGTACTTCGAGGGCACGGAAAAGGCGTTTATCTGCAACAAAACCAACGCAAAGACAATCGCGACCCTGTACGGCCCGAAGGTGTCTCAGTGGGTCGGCAAGAAAATCACCGTGTACGCCACGAAGACGCAGCTTGGCGGCGAGACGGTGGATGCGATTCGGGTGCGGCCGAAGGTGGCGGCATGAAAACGCCCGAAGAACGCATCGCAGAACTCGAACTCCTCATCAAGCTCGCGAACGACATCATGCCGGCCATCGCTGGTTACGAAAACGTCGACCCCGCGCTCGTGTCACCGTACCTCATCGCGCACGAACGCATCATGGGCGTAACGGTGCCGGGCGTGGATCCGGCCGATGTGTACACGCAAGAACAGCTCGACGCGGAACTCGCGCGGAGGGCTAAGCCATGACCACCCCACTTAGGTTCAGCACGCTCAAGCACATCGCCCGTTCTCCGGCGCACTATCAGCACGCCCTGACGACAACGTTCGAACCGACCGCCGCGATGCGCCTCGGGACGGCCGTTCATCAAATTGTTCTGGGCGGCACCGCTCCGAAGCCCACCAAGCCGAAACCGGTCGTGTACGAGGGGCAGCGGCGCGGCAATGCTTGGAAGGAGTTCCAGGCGGCGAACCCCGGCGTTGAAATCATCACCATCGCCGAATTCGAACGCGAGCTGGAAGCCATCGAGGCGGAGCGTGCCCAGGCCCAGCGCATCGCCGATGCCGTACTCGGTGACATGCGTGTGCAGCGCATCCTCGAAGGCGCCGTGTGCGAGCAAACCATCGTCACGAAGCTTCACGGACGTGACTTCCGCGGCACCCCGGACATCCGCAAGCCGCGCGAAATCTGGGACCTGAAGACGACGAACGACGCCCGCCTCGAGGCGTTCAAGTGGCAAGCGCGGAAGATGCACTACTCGGTGCAGACGGTCGTTTACGGCGACCTTGCCCGTGCCGCCGAACTCGCGGACCCGGACACGTACGGGCTTATCGCCGTCGAGACGAAAGCGCCGTACCCGGTGACTGTCTTTCAGCTTACGCCGCAGCTCGTGGACGTGAGTCGGCGCACGTACATCGGCTGGATGGAGACGCTCGCGAACTGCGAGGCCTCGGGCCGGTTCCCTGGATACAGCGATGCCATCGAGTCCTTGGACGCGACGGAAAACTTCGAATTGGATTTCACCGAAAGTGAGGCAGCCGAATGAGTTGGGAACAGGCAGCAAAACGGGCGAAGGAAGTACAGAGCGACGGCAAGTACCTGACGTTGAAGGACGACGGCGACAACGCGACGGTCGCGGTCATTGGCGAGCCGGTCGAGTTCAAGCGCGCGTTCGTGGACGGCAAGTACATCACGGACCCGGCCGCCATCGCCCAGAGCGGAGCGAAACCGCAGACGCGATTCCGCATCACCGTGTGGCGTCCCGGTTCGTCCGAGCCGCAGACGTTCGAAGCGACGGCGAAGGTCGTGGAGGACATCGCAAAGCACGCATCGCAGCTCGGTACGCACCTGTTCAAGCTGACCCGGTTCGGTGCGGCGAAGAGTACGGGCACGTTTTACACGTTCGAACCGGAGCGGGCCATGACCGCCGAAGAGCTCGCGTCGCTGTCGGCGCCGAGTGTGCCCGCCCCGGCCACCGGCGCATCGGCGTTGCCGTTCTGACTTAGTCCGCGTCCATGGACCACGCGCCGCCCCGTGGAGGGCTAAGAGGGCGGCACTTTTCCGCGGTAGCCCAATTGGTAGAGGCGCCGGACTCAAAATGCGGACAGTGCCGGTTCGAATCCGGCCCGCGGAACTCAGACACGAAACGACTTGCCCACGCGGCGGGAGAGGGATTGGGAGTCATGGGTGAAGTTCTGAAGACGCTCGTGATTGAGCGCGAACGATGGGCGCGAGGCGAAGGTGACGGGAAGCTCCTGGCCAGCGACGGGCGCATGTGTTGCCTCGGTTTCGCGGCAGCGCAGTGCGGAGTCGGGGCCGAGTTTATGCTCGACGAGCCCGCACCATCCGACCTGGATGAGGTTCAGCAGGAACTCGTTCGGTCTCGGCTCCCGTGGCTGTTACGTGGCGCCTCGTCGTTCGTTGACGCTGACGATTCAGTAGATGCGGACGCGCTCATGAAGGCGAACGATAGCCCGACCATATCCGATGCCGTCCGCGAGACGCGCATCGCCGCCATCTTCGCCGACCACGGCACGACCGTGGTGTTCAAGTGACCACCCCCGCGAATCGCGCGCCGAGGATGACCCGCCCCCGCAAGCGCCCGGTGGGTGGGCGGTATTGGGTGGTAGTGGATGCGAGCGGTTCGGCGCGCGACTGTCACACCGACAAGCGCACCGCGATCGGCCTGACTCTACCCACTGAGCGGCTCGTCGAATGCGTGGCGATGCCGAGGGTGGTTGTCCGTGAGGGCGCCGTGTTCGTCAACGAGATCGAAGTGATGTGGGGTCGGCATCCGGCCCGAGCCAAGCAATTTGCCCGCGACCTTCGCCGGGCGTTGAGGAAAGGGAATACCGAATGATCGATATTGAGAATCTGACCGTGAAAGAACTCCGCGAACTGACTGCCCTCGCATGCAGCATCACCGGGACGAAGAAGACGGGGCCGGCGAAGTCGCCGCTCATCGGCAAGAAGGTCATCGTGCGTACGCAAAACGCCGGCGTGTTCTTCGGCACGCTCGTTGCGAAGCAGGGCGAGGAAGTCACCTTGGATGGAGCGCGACGTATCTGGTCGTGGCAGGGCGCGAACACGCTTTCAGAAATGGCTCTCTCCGGTCTGAACGCGTCGAGCTCGAAGGTCGGTGAGCCCGTGAATGGTCACGTCGCACGCCAGTGGATTGAGCTGATCCCGTGCTCGGACGCGGCGGCGAAAATCATCGAGGGTGCGAAATGGGCGAAGTGACGCACTCGGGTCGTGGCTACGGCTCTGGCTCTGGCTCCGGCGACGGCTCCGGCTACGGCTACGGCTCCGGCTCCGGCGACGGCTCCGGTTCCGGCGACGGCTCCGG